CCAAGCGGGGATATAGCAACCGTTAGGTCGCTTGAAGATGCTCTATATGATGGCGACCAAAAATCAACTGCCATTAGGACATGTGCCCCTATTCAAATTTGTAGGTGTATAAATTGTAGCCTGTGTTAACAATAGCGTGTTGTGAGTCGGTGTGGGAGGAGGTATCGTGGGCGTCATGAAAGTAGACACTTGGAAACTCAAACTAGATTCAGTTCAACCAGCAGTATGCGACCTATGTGGTGATGAGCGCCGTTGGGGTATAGGAAAAGGAAGATTCAAGTTTTGTGACAAGCACAATTCGTGGATGACTTACTTTTTCTTACGGTTTAGGAGTTCTTCAGAAGCGTAAACGCCAGCCATTTCTTCTCGGCTAGGAGTGATCTTCACAGTGTTACCTGACTGAGAAACCTTTGGTTTCATTGGGTCAGTAGCAGTACCACGTGCCCAATCCCCAGAGTGCCCAACTACCCAGTCTGGTTTTGGATGTAGGTGCTGTGGGATATCTATTCCCCCAACGTACCCACCTGTCTCATTAACCTCACCAACTGCTTGCTGACGATTACGGGCACCTTTTGTATAAGCGGTCATAAACCCCTCATCTGTGCGTGGTAGTGCTTCTGAAACGTCCTGAGTACCCATCCCTTCAGACGGTACCCAACCACCGTGATACATGTTAGAACCAGTAAGAAGCCCTTTAAACTTCCTCTGATAGCGGCTAATTGCACGAGAATTAACAGGGGCTTTAATGGTTTCTTCTACTTGCTCTTTAGGCAATGCCACCATATAGGAGTCTTTAGCCTTAGCACTAGCATTCGGACTATAGGCACGGACAGACCAACCTGAAAAGCCTTCTTTGGCAATTTCTGCGTTTACATCTGAGGTAAGTTCCCCAACCTGCTTCTTACGCATTTTTGCCATTACTTTTTAGCGGCTGCTTTCTTAGCAGGAGCCTTCTTGACAGGAACATTTGTCAAAGCAACGGCTACTTCTTCAACGGCTGGGAGGCGACCAAAAGCGCTATCGTTAGGGTTAAGCGCTCGCAATGCTACTGGAGCAACAGCCGCCAATAGTGAGTAAGCAAGTGTTTTTGGGTCAGTTACACCTGACATGTAGAGGGCGAGACCAGCACCAAGTACTGAACGGGCGTACGATGCGAGCATGCTTTTGGTTTGTTCTGTCTTCATAAGACTCCTTGAATAGGTTTAGACCGATTATACCGTTTTACGGGTTCGGGTGCTTTCCTGTCCTTGGATGTAGGACTGGTATGGGGGACCCGTGTAAGGGTCAAACCGAGCCGCAATAGTGAGAGCCTTGAGGGCACTTGTCTTAGCCTGTTGGGCTGTCCACTTCTTTTTGTTCATCATGACCTGTAGGGCACCTAGTGCGTAGTGTGCGCCAGAACCTATGGCGTAGATACCACTGGATTCAGAGCACCATGCGTAGTCACCATCCACCATATAGATAACACCATTAACTACCACAATGATGCTGGATCCTTGTTCTGCAATGTGTTGTTTGTTTTCATTGAGGTCGGGTATTGAATACCCTTGTGCGTCAAAGCACTCACGTAACGCAGGAATGAACTTGGCAGTAAAGAACTGATCCAGTTTCTTTCCTTTTAGGTTTGGTGGAACTGCTGGGGGCTGGAAGACATGGTGCAAGATATTGATTGCACGCACATCTCCAGCCGCTCCTAGCAAGTACTTACCGTTAGTAGATACCTTGCTTGAACCTTCACGAAGCGTTCCAGTTTGAGCAAGACCATCAGCAAACATAGTAGAGATACGTGAGTCAACACATACCACGGCAAAGCCGTCACCTTGGATGCCAACGATTGTTGTCATTAGTCCGCTTGGTACTCTTTGCCTTGGTACATTCCCCATCCGTTGTAGATAGGAATCACATCGTAAGAGAAACGGTGTTGGTTGTCATCTTCATAACGAACAATACCGAGTCCTTGTTGCCAATTTTCATGACGAGTCAACGGGCGTCCGTCAAGATCTACGCCTCCACGAGTGGACGGAATTGCGCCGTCTATCCGAGCAAGACAACCTGGTGATGCAGCCATGATGGTTCGTGGACCATCAAAGTCTTCACGTGTTTTAAACGCCGTTTCAATGCGGTGAATATGCCCGTAGATAACACTTGTCTTTTCTTGGTTGAGGTAAATGTGTGCAGTTGAACCTGACGACTTCACACGATCGCCGTGAATGATTCGTAGTTTTTCATTGACCCAATAATCAGATGCTGGATAACCTGGCTTGTAAATTACATTGAAGTCATCCATACGACAAAGGTATGGAACACTCAAAACAGGCCATGATTCTGGGGTGTTTCCCTTGCGCAAACCGTAAGCGGCTGATGCGTTAACCAAGAGGTACTTAGGCATACGCTCTTCGTGGTTACCAGCAAGCCATACTATCTCTGCATCAGGAGCCACAGAACGCATCTGTGCACAGAACACTGTTGCACGATCAATTGATGCTTGTGTTGTTTGTGCATACGCAGGGTACGTCAAGTACTTACCCATCTCAGGAAAGTCAAGGTTGTCACCAACACAAATAACAGCATCAGGATTCACTTCTTCAATGATCTTGAGTGCAACGCTAAGTGCCTTCTCATCATGAGTTGGTTCTAGTGTTCCATCACGTCCACGGTAATAACCGATCTGAATGTCAGGAACAACAACACATGTTTTGAATGTTGCTGCTTTCTTTACCTTTGCTTTAGGTACTGGCATTTTAATTGCAGGACCTTGTGTAACAACAGGCCACTCAGGACCAGTTTCCCACTTAGGAGAAAACTGAATAGCGGCGAGGTCATGAATGTGCGCCTCACCATCTGAGTCCTTGGACATTGCTTGATACAACTTGACACGTTTGATATCACCAATTTCATTGATATCAATGTTCTTGCTTTCAAGCATTTCAACTAACTTGCCAAGCAACTTACTTTTGTCTTGTGGTGCGGTTGTTAACGCTTTTGCTAGTTCACTCATTGTGCATCTCCTTGGTAACAGCAACACTCTTTGTTGACGTGTCGCTGGATTGTACTTATACTCACGTTGTAACCATGTTGACGCATAACTCTGGTAAGCCATGATGCGCTATATGATTTGCTTTTACCTAAACCGTTGTCCTCACGAATGAGTTCAATTGCACGGTTTATTGCTTCCTGCTCTTCAGTAGACATTTTGGCTACTGTTCGGCTGAACTTACATGCGTCTGCCGAGGGATTAGTTCGGGGAGAAAGCAGGGCGTCCAGCAGGGATATTTTCTGCTCTTGTTGTTTCACAAATACCTAACCTTTTCCAATTCAGAATTACGGTCAGGAATATCCTAGCACCCAATTCATGGGTGTGTCATGTATCACTTCTTATTATCTAGGTGCCAATCAATATGGTTGTCAAGGCGCTCGGAGACTGCTTCTACCTTTTCTCCAACATTGTCAATACTGCGTCTTACACTCTTTAAATGAAGCATGACCATTCCGTGGTCATTGCGGTTCTCTCTACGGAGTTCTTTTAGTTGCTTAATCCCTGCGCCGACAACTCCAGCAACAGTGGTGATAAGTGTGGCGATAATAAGCGCCCATGCATCGGTCATAACAGTCTCCGTTAACTCTTGAAATGATCCCAGTTAATGCCAGGAAGTGATTTAGTTGCGGCTTGGCGCTTTTCTTTCTTAGGTTGTGCGGCTCGCTGACGGGCGTTAAATGGAGCATCTGCGTTAGCCTGACGTCGTTCTGCTGCCCAAACACCTTCTTGAACCATCATGGATGGCACAGTAAAGTCAAGACCAAGATCTTTTTGGATCTCACTAGCGGCACGAGTTGTAGCCTCAGCACCAACTGCATGTTGAATTCCCGCAGGAGTAATGTCTTTGTTACCCACACCTACAGCCATTTGACGACCACGCTTGGTCTTCATTTGCTTTGTAGAGAGGCTAACGTCTCCCGCTACTTTGCGCACTTCCTGTGGTTGCTGACGCTCATTAGCGAGCATCCAAGAGTCATTAGGTGTTTGAAGTTGATTAGACAAGACCCCTTCATTACTGGAGCGCAATCCTTCAAAATCAAACATTCCTTGACCAGCGGCTTCTTGTCCACGCTTTACCCGTCCAACGTGCCCAGCACGCAATTGATACTCACGGTGTTCTGGACTATTTGGGACAGCAAGTTCATGACCTCTACCATACGAGAATAACTTTGGGTTATCTGTTGGAGACACAGAACGGGTACCTTGTAGGGCTTCATGAGCATACTGAAGGTTTGAGCGCATAGACGTTTTTGCCATATTTGTAACGTCTACACCTTTAGAGTGTTTCTCTACGGTTCCACGGATTGATGGCTCGGTAATACCTTGCACTACATGACCTGGAAGATCTTTAAAAGCAACTTCTTTACCGTGGAGTTCAGTAGGCACCATTACTTTCTGAGAACCTAATGCTTCAACCATCTCAGGTTTAAAATGAACTGTCCCACTTGAATGCGCCTTAGTTAATGCAGACAGAGCGGCCTTTTCACTTTCAGGTTTTGTTTGAATACTCAAACGGCTGGTTGCGTTAACAACACGATCAATGGGGATGTTTCCACCACCAGTGGTTTCGTCAAGTTCTTTACGATGTTGGAAATAGAATTCTTGACCAGCAATACTTTCTTCTGGTAACCGAACGCTACCTGTTGTAGCAGAATGAAAGGCTTGTTTGCGAGCGTTAACCATGTCATCCATAGACAATGCTTTAGAAACCATTTGAGGAGCAGCAGCGGCATAACGCTTTCCTTTTGATTGCATTCCTGGTCTAGGTGACTTCAAACCACGTTCTGCAAGTGTTGCCATTTGTTGTGGCATCGTCTCAGACACACGGCTAACCATTCCTACAGCGTCTGATTGGTCCTTCTTTGAAAGATCACTAAACTCAAGTACTCGGTTAGATAGGTCTGGTCCCGCTTTTTTGGCTTTAGCCTTCTTTTTCTTAGCCGCCATCAGATGCCGTCTTTGTTTTCAGGATTAGCCTCTGTGTATGCACGAGTGCCTTGTGCACGGCGACGCATTGGGTCTTGCGGGCGGTGGTTCATACGAGTACCGTTAGAGACTTTGTTTAAACCAGATCGCAAAGGCTTAAACAGATCAAGCGCATCTTGGTAACCGACACCAAGTCCTGACATGTTGCGCTTCATGTCAATTCCACCCCTAGGTCCTGGGGTTTTTCCAATTAGTGGGTTACGGTCACTTGTACCGTAATCAGGGCGTCGGTACTGTTGGTGGGTCTCGTGGAATTGTTGTTTACGGGTTTTCATTGCCCCCGTAAAGAATCCTGCCCCAGCATACACTTGACCAATCGCTATCCCAGACTGGGTATTAGTAGGGGGAGTCGTTGGACTCCCCCCACTCTCAACAGCGCTGTCAGTTGTGCTGGCGCCTGCGTCGGCGCCGCCTTCCATAACTAGTCGTTAACGACCGTTGGATTCATGCGGTTCATGTGACCGCCGCTGTTATATTCGTACTCAAATGCTGGCATACCGTCGCCTGACATTGAACCTTGAACGAACTCTGAAAGAACCGAAGGTGCTTCAATCCATGAAGCCGAACCTACGTGAGCACGCTCACGCATTGTCTCTTCAGGGTACTTGTAGAACATTTCAGGGTTGTTGTGGTTCTGACGACCAGGAGCCGACGTTGGATCAGCATATGCACCACGAGCAAAGTCGTTAGGTACATCTGTGTCTGTGGCTACGCCTTCTTCAAAGCGAAGTGGTCCACGGTTGCCTGGGATACTTGGCGCCATTGAACGCTCGTAAACGTTCGGGGAGCGTTCTGGAAATTGTGGTGCTGGTGCTACGTTCACGTAAGCCTCCGTAATAGGGGTTTTTTAACTTGTTACTAGAGTACCATTAATTAAAGAATGGATTTTCTGCTACTTGGATCGTAGGCAGGGTGTCATGCATGGACATGAAGCAGGCAATAGCCAAAGAGTCTGGGTAGTCATCAAAAGCGCCCTTTTCTTCAGGTGCTTCAGCCAACATATATGGACCACGGTATGTCTTTTCTAGGTCGCTCATCTGCTGATTAAAGCGTTTCCATCCACGAGTACGCCGTGCTTTGGAGTGACCTGGAATTATTAATTGATCTCTCTGAATCAACTCTGTAAGATGTACCCATCTTTCATGTTGTGCCTTTGAGTCTGATGAGATAGCAACGACATCAATATCTGGCAACAGGATTTGAAAGCGCTCTGCTACGGCTCCACCGACACCTTGAGAGTCAATGCCGATTCTGATCGGGTCATAGTTTCTTAAGAAGTCAATAATCTGGAAGTACTGAGATTCCCATTCTTCGTTGTTGATCTCTAGCCAGTTGAGAACACGGTGTTCATGGAAGCCGAATGGGTCTGGATGGTCCCAGTCAACCCAGCAGACTGTCACTACGGTGGAGTCATTGGATCGGGCAACGTCAATACCGACTACTACAGGGGTACGCCACCACTGCTTGACCAAAGCCATAGAAGGGTCATACAACCGCTCTAAGCGCTCGTCAGTTACGAACATACCTCGGTCAAGTACCCACTTGTTGCAATAGGACATCTGGAACTCATCCGAGTCCTCGCCAATCCGCAACTTCTCTTTAGCAATAAACTTGGCGTAGTTCGGGTTGTACTTTGAGGCAACACGATAGTCGTACTCAAAGTGGCAAGGCCGTGACTTCTTACCGTTGACCATGCGTCGCTTGTTGTACTGGATCATCTTGTAGAAGTAAGACTTGTTACGGGTAGCCGTACCTGTCAAACAGATACTGCCGTTGTTAAACGCCAACATCGGCTTAATTGATTTAGCAATCATGTACTCGTCGGCTTCCTGAGCCTCGTCAATCATGACGAAGTGGTACGTCTTTGATTCAATCTTTGCTTTTGGGTTACAGGTTTGCATACGGCAAAGCGATCCAGAGTGCTTCAAAGTAATGATGCGTCCCTTACCACGAGCGCCACCTGATGTTGCTTTGTCGTCAATCTCAGGATCCAGCAAGAAGTCCATTGCATGCTCACTGGTGAGTTTGCCAACGATGCGACTAAACACGGTGTCTGCTTGGTCTTCTACTGGGGCGAACACGCCACACCAAAAGCCTTTTTCAAACTTGTCAAGCCATGTCGGATAGACCCTTGCTAACTTAGGCAGGATTACCATGAGTGAAGCCATGACGTTAGAGAGAACCTCAGATTTACCTGACTGGCGTGTAGCCACTACCGTCATTTCTTCACCGTCACCAAGGATGACAGACTCAATCAATCGGTAGGCAATAGGTATCTGATACGGGAATAATTCCACATCGCAGAATTCCTCGGTAAACACAATAATGCGTTTTACCAACACGTCCACAAACTCTGCTGAAGTTTCGTCCAGTTCGTCTGCTACGTCCTCGGCTAAGAGGTTCTCGTCTAGTTCGTCGTCTGTGAGCACAGACCAATCATAGACTAATTAGTAGTCGCTGTTGTCAAACTTCATTTGGAATTGCGACTCGTCATTGAATATTGGGCGTCGTGGGCGCAATTCTGAGATCAAAGCGGCTGAGTCTTCAATAACCATAGTGAGGGTTTTGATGTCTACGGAGACACTTTCAGGGTCTTCTTCGGATGTCTGAAAGACCTTTGGGGAATAAGATTCAGTGACCAAAAAGAGGTCATGAACTGCATTAATAAGGCGTCGTTTTTCGGTTGCTTCTATGTTGTTGATAGTTGGTTTTGACATGAATTTGATAGTACCACTTCTATTTCGTGGCATCAACCCGTTGCTGTAATTCTTCCCAAATATCTTCCAGAGCCTTAAGAGCATCGGTTACCTCACCGTCAGGACCACCGTGATAGCGCCAGCGGTCAAAGGAAGCACCAAGACCCATGATCGTGGTATCAAACCATTGGAGGAGTGAGGCTCGGTCTAGATTCTGTACACGCTTTGGTACTTCTCTTCTGGCTGTCTGCTCTTCTTCTTTTTTAAAGAAACCCATCACCACATCCCAATCTCTTGTGCAGGTGTGTCCATTTCACGACCACCTATTGCTTGTAGAACACCGTCTGTTTCATCTCTCATCTGTACACGCTTACAGTAACCTATCTGTAGTGTGTACTTGCGGGTACGAAACTGAATACCTTTACCATGTCTCCATGGGTAGTCGGTTTCTTTCATAATGCCTTTACACATCAAAGGTGTATTAAGGTTTGCAAAATCTCTGGCAATCCAATACAGGAGTCCAAATGCATGGACCCTATTCATAACTACATCTGAGATTGTACGAAAAACGTGCTCTGTTCATCGCCTGACGCCCTACTGTTTGGAAAGTTATTAAGTACCGAGTTAATATAGCGCCCTTTTGACTGAGCAGACGCAAACGCTTGATAAACATGTTCTGGAACGTTTAAGTATTTCCAAGGGGTACCATTTTTGATAAAGCGAACGAAGAGTATGCCACTGTACCCAATAGCACCTGGTTGACCGTCAGTAGCAACGTATCGGAAGGCTTCCACACGACTACTTTCATCTGGGGGGTGATAATAAGTGGTGTTTGGATCCCATTGAATTGGGATCATGTCCGATGACTTAAACTTCGTTTCGTTTACACGATTTCGTACACGCTCTTCTTCAATAGCGTACTGACCTGAGTAGTAGTTCAACCCTTCAGCAAAACGCTCTTTTGCCGATTTACTTAATCCTGGTTTAGGTCGTGGTGCCATAAGGCTCTACATTACGCCTGTGGCGGAAGGGTTGCTTCGTAGTCAAGGACTGCCTGTGGCATTGCCTTGCCTTCGGTGAAACGGATGTGCCAACTTTCTGCTCCAGGCATGGTCACTACCTCATGGCTAAAACCAAATCTCTGTTCGTTAGCCAAGAGCCAGTCCATGATCTTCTTGTTGCCAGTGTTAGCAATGTCAATGGCGATACCAAGCATGTGGCGTGAGCAGGTCTTAGCGTCATCATTAGGAGCCGCTAGAGGGGCGTTACCCTTCTTCAGGTACCACTTCACACCATTCCATGTACGGGTGGTGGCACCTGGGATTAATTCCTTTTGGTATCTGGAAAGGAATCCTCTGGTCTGGGTCTCAATACTGCGGAATGTGTCCCCGCTGGAAGTCGGAGCCAACTTGACGCCATCCTTTGCGGCGGCGACTTTCATTGCTTCAAAAGCACGAGCAGCACAATGGTGCATCTGACCACCAACAGACAACTTGCGAAGCATCGCAGGAGTGATCTGAGAAGGCTTCTTACCTTGCAAGTGTTCACAGAACTTGATAGGAACTACGGGCCAAGGCATCTTTGTCATGGCACCATTTTACCCTATATGTTATTGAGCCTGTTGAGCCTGCTGAATGCTACGTAGGTAGTTAGGCCAGTGCTGTTGTATAAAGGCAGTGTGGGCTGAGATGGCGTTTATATAGCCATACAACTTAGATGGGCTGGTGCCAATACCGAGGGTAAATGCTTCTGTGATATCCCCTACTGCATTTTCAAGTGATGCAAGGATGTGGGTCTTCATGGCATCCATAAAAGTTGGGTCTTCTTCCATGACATCAAAAAGAGTCTGAAAATCCTGCAAAGATGCGTAGGTCTCGTTGTACTTAACAAGAGGTCCTAGGGTTGTTTCAATGATTTCGTATGCCATGTGGTTACCACTTTCCTATTGGGCACTTTTGTGATTTGATATGGGTTTTTACTTTCATAAAGCAACCACACTCTTTGCAGGTGTATGTTGGTTTAAAGAGCCTAGGGCACTCTGCGCAGATAGCAATGCGTTCTTTTTGATCTTCAATTTGTACCATGATTACCTTTTTATTCTCGGGTTTCTCCTAGTATACACAGGCAGATTTGGATAAGTCGTGAAGTAGTTTGCTGTCGCCGCATACGAGCAATCATATGGGGTGTAGCCAATAAGTGCGTCTGCTCCGTAATAGTAAGTAGGGGTTGATGGAACGCCATTGCTTGTGTAAGCATAACCACCTGGAGTTGTTACCCAACGGTATGCAGTACATGTTGGGTAGTCACAGTTGTAAGCGTTTGGGTTACCTTGAACGGCTCCAGAACAGTCATAACCAGCAAAGTTACAACTAGCCGCAGTAGACACAGCGCAACCATTAGGGGTAGTTGTAGCGTTAAACGTACCGTTGCAACCGTACACAGGGGTATAACAAGTTTTGGGGCAAGTAGAACCGCTTGGCGTTTCGCCACCAGAGCATGTATAAAAAGTGTTTAAAGTCCCAGTACCTGTCATCCAGGAACCGACACTAGGCTCGGACATATACCGAGACTCAAAGGCCATGATATTAGGCTATCTGATTAATGTACCCGTGGATTGAAATTCCTGCGGTTGGGGCGAACGCTCTGACTGTCAATGCAGTGGCGTTACCCTTAAGTAACAAGCCTGGGGCAATTAGATAAAGACCATTTTCAGCCGCCACGGTGTACTCAATGTTGTTAGCGGTTGTTGCGTCACCCCACTCAACAGTGAGTTTGATAGCCGCAGTATGTGTGTTCACGGCGTATAGCCAGATCTCATGCAAGATATTGACATTTGTTGAACCTGTATGAATGAGGGTTCCAGGGGTTGCAGTTGCGGCTACCGCAGTTGGTTTACCGTCTACTGATCCGCTTAGAGTTAGTTTGCTGTACGAGGCCATAGTTTCCTTACTTAGTTAATGCTTACTTAAGAGAATACCAGCCATCTTCCCAAAGCGTAGACAAGCGCCTAAAGTGCTTGTCATATTCAAGGGCGATGACCTCAAGGCTGTAATGGTTAAATGAGTGCTCACGTACTTTAGCCCGATCTAGGTACTTGGCGTTTTCTGCGGCTTCACAGAACTCTTTGAGGGTACGGCAACGGTACCCAGAGACACCATTGATTACGGTCTCCGTAAAGGCACCCCAGTCGGTGGTCAGCGCAGGGGTTCCGCATGCTTGAGACTCTATTACTACAGTTCCAAAACACTCAATGTAGATTGTGGGGGCAAATGAGGCTATCGCCCCTCCAAAGAGTTCTGCACGCTTCTCAGCCCCTACTACGCCCACGTACTCGCCATAGGCAGGAGGTGTCCCCTGTCCAGCGATAATAAGCCTTTTGTTCATGTGTTTACAAACGTCAACAGCGATTTGATAACCCTTACGCTCAGTTAGGCGACCCATGAATAGGTAGTAGTCGTCTGGAACTTCCCTAAATGGAAACTGTTCCATGTCAATGTAGGCAGGAATGACGGCGTCAAAGAACTTACCGTCAATGGCATTTGGGTTTGAGTTAGAGGAACCATAGACCGTGTGCATCCATGCATAGGATTCAAATACTTTGTATGGGGCAAATACGCCACCGTAACCAATGCCGAACTCTACGGTCATCATGTTTGGAAATGCATCAGCGATCTCTTTGTGGGCTAGACCACCAATCACACAGATGAAGTCCTTCTGTTCTGCTCGCTCACGGATGCCCTTAATGACATTGCCGTTGAACTTACGCCAATGAGGGAGGTTGTAGTCAAATGATGCCATCGTGTAGTGAGCGTCACCAATTGCTTCCAAGCGCTCTTCATTTGTTAAACACGGGATGTGCTCATCACACGGTGCGCTATTGAACTCACCTGAGTACATATAGACGGTGTGACCTAGTGACTTCATCATGATAGCGAACTTGCGACACTTCTCAGTGAACGCACAAGCCGTGAAGTCAAGGGTTGTGTTTGTGTGGGGAAGACTTACAACATGAAATCTCATGTCACTCCTAATTGTAAATGGCTAGTACAACGCTATCTATGCACCTGTCAATTGTAGAGGTGCTGTAAAACTCGTAGTTATAGTCTGTCTTTTTAAAGTAATTGTCAAGTTCCTTAACGTTCTGTTCCCAGTCAACTCCAGGTTTTCCGTTGAGCAGAATGTCCTCAATCATGTAGACACCACCAGGAGCCACAAGATCAAACATGTTTTCAAATGTGTTGATAGTCAAACTGTAGACATGGGAAGCGTCATCAAGGATTACATCTACCTTGCCACCGATAGCGTCACGCACTGGTGGGAATGTGTCAGAGTCTGCTTGGTCAATGTATAAACAAGAGATGCGATCTTCATTGAAGAGTAGGTGCTGTTTAATATCTGCGCCCCAGATGTCTGCTTCTGGGAAGACTTCTGCCCATGCGTGAAGGTCAGTCTCTGGAGTATCCCAAAGGAATAGTCCAATTTCTAAGAAAGACTTAACGTCACGGCCTTCAAGGATATGTGCGTAAGTCTCATGGTACGCATGATAAGTGGACTTGTCAGAACTGGCGGCGGTAAACGCCTTAGCGATTTTGCTTGCTAGTTCTTGGTTGTACTGGTATTCCCCGTGTTGTTGCATGTGGGAACTATATCATCTTTTACAATAATTGTGGTTGTTCAAACTCATCAAGTGTTGGGTTGTAAATCATGCCAACACCTGCATAACGGGTTCTAAAGTTGTTGTTGTAACTTGTCTGCAACCATTCGCCTTCAAGACCTAGTGTAACAGTTTGGCTGTTTGCTGTGTTGAGCCTTCAGCCCATTCCAACCATTGACTAAAAATCCTGTCAATGTACTGCTGACGGGTTTCTGTTTGTTCCTCAACATAGTTAGGGAACGCACCATTCGGGGTCTCAGCCGTTTCATCATATTTGGAAAAAGGACCATTTGGGGTCTCAATCATTAACTATCTCCTCTGTTTCTTCAACTGGTAAGACTTCAATTATTGGTGGGGCTTCCCAAACACCATCAACAAGTGTCCATCCAGTACCAATCGGATTCTCTGGTGTAATTTCAATTAAGGTACAGCGCAATACCGCCTCTGTCGCCTCTTTATCGTCTGCGGCAATTATGTTTGACACAGTGTTGCCGTTTACCATTGCATAGTTTGCCATCATTGCTCCTTAGTAGTAGAGATAAATAACACCGTTGCCACCAGTTCCGCCTGCGCCGTTATTCATGCCTGCGCCACCACCGCCACCACCGCCACCACCATTACCACCGTTGACGGTTGAAGCGTTCGCACCAGCAGAAATATATCCACCGCCACCACCACCAGCACCAACAAGGATACCTGTGCCACTTGTTCCAGTTCCAGCAGCAAACCTGTCTCCAGCACCACCAGACGCACCAGTAACCGTATTTAATCCCGTGACACTCGCAGCACCACCACCGATAAGACCTTGACCGCCACCATTGGCAGTTATTGAAGCGGTTGTAACAGCAGAGTTTGTTAGTCCACCGCCTCCACCAGAAACACCTGCACCACCAGCAGCAGTTTGTCCACCGCCTCCACCGTAACCAATGACATTTACTGGTGCAGATGGCGCACCAGTAAAAGAAACACCACTTGCTGTTCCGTTGACATGAAGCGAGTTACCACCACCAGCCCCACCATTATTGGGGATTAAGTTTGCAGTTGTACTCACACCAGCCCCAGCACCACCGCCTCCAGCAACAACCATTCCGAAAACTGTGTCACCACCTCTAAAGCCGTTTCCGTTTGGGTTATTTGAAGTAAAAGTTGTGCTAGTTGTTGTGAAAGCCATTTCCATTTGACCTCCAGCACCACCTGCGCCAACGGTGCAAGTATTAGAAGCAAACGTCCAACCAGCAGAAAATCCACCAGCACCACCACCACCAAAACTTGATGTTGTTGATTGCGTAAACTGTGAGTTACCACCGCTAGACCAAGCCGTTGATTGAGCAAGAGTGTTAGCAACAGAGTATTCGGTAGAACTTGCTCTAACTACAACCTGTGTTGCCAAGTTGAACCCTGCAGCAGTGTGACCCGTCATAGTAATTACTGAACCAACCTTGTAGTTGTTTGCAGCGGTATATCTAACTACTCCAGTAAATGTGATAGTTCCAGTTGCAGCACCAGTAGTTGCATTGGTGACAGTAAAACTTGTTCCAGCATTGCTTGCGACAACAACAAATGTTCCGTTATATCCAGCAGGTGTTGCACCAGAAATCACTACTGGCACACCAACTGGAACAGCAGTTGTGGTGCTGTATGTAACTTGACCTGCAGAAGGTGAGCCTGCTGTGACAGCAGTTATTGAGCCACCTGCAGCAGCACCAGTAGTTACCGTTCTTGCCGTAGCGGTAGCGTTTGTCAAAGTTGGTGTACCAGTAGTTGCGTTAGTTACCGTAAAATCAGTTGCGGAAGCCGTAGCAATAGCCGTGTTGGTGAGGTTGTATCCAGCAATACTTGAGCCAACCGTTGTTACTTCCATTCCTGCAACAAAGTTGTTTGCACAGGTATAGGTGACAGTTGTTCCGTTTCCTGAGATGCCTGTGATATTGCGAATGTTTGGAAGCGTTCCCGTTCCACCACCACCTCCACCACCGATGCAAACAGCATACACCCGTTTGATGTTGCTAGGAATCGTGACACTACCGCTTGAAGTAATCGTCTGTTGTAATTTCAATCCAAACGGGGTATCCGAAAATTGAGAATTCTGATAAATGTTTACGCCCATAGTTTCTCCTTAGTAATAAAGCAGGACACAGCCTGCACCACCCGTACCAGCAGTATTTCCTCCACCAGCACCACCACCACCAGCACCACCATTACCTCCTGTGGTTGTGGCTGGTGCGTTTGAACCTGCACCAAGAAACCCTGCACCACCACCACTAGCAGCCTGTCCACCAGTTACCCGTGTTGCACCAGTACCACCAGAAAAAGTAGATGTTGAACCACCATTCCCACCAGTTGCAGCAGAAGTACCTACTGCATTTCCTCCACCACCAGCAGTAAAATATGCTGACGCACCGTTACCACCAACATTCCCTGACGATTGACTTGTACCCGAACCACCACCACCAGAAATAACTGCTGATGGCGCACTCAATAGCGCAATAAAATTGGCTGACGGATTCCCTGCACCACCACCACCACTAACACCAGCAGTACCAACAACCGTTTGCGTATTCCCCGTACCTGCTGGTTGTCCATAAAAGTTTATTGAACCATTAGTACCATTATTGTTGTCCAGAGTTCCACCTGCTGCACCACCAAGCAATCCAGCAATACCAATACCAGCACCACCACCACCAGCAATAATGTGTCCATATCTTGTATATCCACCTGAAGCACCAGTACTACCACCTGCACCAACGATGCAACTTGATTGGGCAAGAGTCCAACCCCAAGCAACACCACCACCACCACCACCACCACACATCACTGAATCCTGTCTACCAGAACCACCACCACCGATAACGATTACATACACCCAAGTTACATTGGTTGGAACAGTTACTGCACCACTTGACTGAATCGTTTGCTGCAAACGCAAACCATGTGGTGCAAAAATAGATGAGTCTGCAACATCAGTGACTCCACTTGAAGAAGGCATCCATGATGAAACTTCAGAACCAGGCTGCCCACGGCGATGACTACGCATATGGAGTATCACTATACAGTAAGTTTTGATGGATACTTGTTTTCATAATTTCTCTTTAGTAGTAAAGCAGGACACAGCCTGCTCCACCAGTTCCACCCGTGTTTCCTGCACCGCCACCGCCGCCTCCAGCACCACCAGCACCGCCCGTGGTTCCTGAACCATTGGACCCAGCACCAAGAAATCCTGCACCTCCGCCACTAGGAGCCTGTCCAAGAGTTGCCCGTGTTGCACCAGTACCACCAGAGAAAGTAAATGTTGAACCGCCATTACCAGCAGTAACCGTAATACTGCTAGTTGCTCGTGCTGAACCACCGCCACCACCAGTGAAAAATGCACTTCCTCCGTTGCCAGCAGTTACGCCTGAAGTCCTCTCAGACCTTGACGGTGAACCACCTCCGCCAGAGTTTCCTGCGTTAACAGCACTTAGGGTTATTGTAAATTGACCACCACCGCTGCCGCCAGAAACACCAAAACTTCCAAAACCACCATTAACATTGCCACCACCTCCTGGTTGCCCAAAGTAGTTTGTGGAGCCAGAAAGACCATTCCCTTCATCGGTTACACCACCTGCCGCACCACCCAAAACACCACCAGTGCTTACAGTACCTCCACCACCTGCGATTATGTGTCCATATCTTGAATATCCACCAGAAACAGCAGCACCACCAGCACCAACGATGCAACTTGATTGGGCAAGAGTCCAACCATAAGCGACTCCACCACCACCGCCACCGCCTCCAGCAACGGGGTCGTATCTTCCGCCGCCACCGCCCCCGATAACGATTGCGTACACCCAAAGTATTCCAGCAGGAATAGTCACCGCACCACTTGACTGAATGGTTTGTTGCAAACGCAAACCATGCGGAGTAAAAAAAGATGTATCTGCAAACGGAGTGTAGTTAGTACCCTGCAACCCATTAGAAACCCCACCACTTGCTTGACCTCTGGCTAACGGGCTTGCCATTACGAAATCCTATTTATATAACCCGAAATCGTAATAACTGATGCGGTTCCAGCAAAAGCATAAACGGTGTTCGCTGCTGCACCTGTACCCGTCAACGGCAAACCAGCAACAATCAAAACGTCACCCGACTGTGGTGAAAGAGTGATTGGTTTGGCGTGTTGCACTGCACCAGTTCCACCAAATTGAACCGTCAACAATACAGGTGAAGTTGAAGTGTTGTTTGCATAAAGCCAAACCTCATCAATGATTGAAGATGAAGTTCCTGTTGCATGAATAGTTGTACCCGTAGACGCAGTTGCAACAACCGTAATGGGCTGACCCTGTGTTGAACCGCTCAATAAAACTTTACCAATTGCCATGATTGCTCCTTAACCGAATACTTGATTTACGAATATATTTTGTTCATCTTGATAATTAACAGTACCCGAAGCACCAGTAGCACCCGTGACTCCAGTCGGACCTGTGGCTCCAGTTACTCCATTAACACCAGTTGCTCCAGTTGGACCCGTGGGGCCTGTGGCACCCTGTGGGCCTGTAGCCCCTTGTGGGCCTGTAGCGCCAGTTGCGCCAGTTGCTCCGACATCACCAGTTCTTGAAAACATCACATATAGCGATACTCCGTTAGTGAACACGGCAGAACCAGACACCCAAGCAACAGGGATTTTGTAATAACCAGTTGCGGCAGTAACAGCACCAGTTATATTAAAAATTGCGGAAGTATTATTTGATGGATTGTTGAGAATCAGTGTTCCCTCCACCGTGCTGGTAGAGTCATCCCAAGTGTCGTACCACCCAGTTCTGGTTGTGCCAATCGCCGCATCAACATTGTCAATGAAGATTTGACTTACGGCAGTGATTGTTGACGAGTTATACCTCAACACCCCATTGCCTGGGTCGGCATCAGTTATTGTTGTTGAAAAAGTGTAAAGCACGCCGTTCGTATGCCCTGCCGCACCAGTAACTCCAGTTACACCTGTCGGTCCAGTAGGACCAGTTGCGCCTGTCGCACCAACACCAGTCGCACCTGTGACACCTGTTGGACCAGTAGCGCCTGTTACACCAGTTGCCCCTGTAACTCCCGTTGGACCTGTTACCCCAGTTGGTCCAGTTACACCAGTAGGTCCTGTCGCCCCAGTGACACCAGTAGGTCCTGTGACACCCGTAGGTCCCGTAACTCCTGTTGGACCAGTCACGCCAGTAGCACCAGTGACACCAGTAGCGCCAGTTGTTCCAGTAGGGCCAGTCACGCCTGTAGGACCAGTTGCCCCAGTCACGCCCGTAGGGCCTGTTGCCCCAGTAACTCCAGTAGCACCCGTTGTACCAGTGACTCCAGTAGGTCCTGTTATTCCAGTAGCACCAGTGACACCAGTTGGACCCGTAGGACCTGTGGATCCAGTGGCACCTGTGGTACCAGTTGGACCTGTTGCCCCAACTACACCTGTAGGACCTGTCGCTCCTGTGATACCCGTTGGTCCTGTTGGACCAACTTGTGTGTACATAACTTGAGTTGCCGTAACAACAACTGATGCCGTAGATGGGCGAGTTGGTGTTGTTGCAACGGGGTCAGCATTTATCCAAACATCTACCGTATTTGTAGACCAAACAAACTCGTAATAGTCCCCTACTGCAACGGTCATAACAAAGTTCCATGACGGAAGCGTATGACCATTTACTGACCCGTGTTTTGGTGGAACTAATACATCACCACGAGAACCAACAATGTCAGTTCCATTTTTACGCATCCAAACACTTACATCATGTTCACCAGCAACAGAGTTAGCAAACTGTGCCGACCATTGGATGTTGTACGTTCCAGCGTTCGCAAAAGTAATGCGTGAACCACTGACAATGCTTACGCCATAGTTTTCATCAGTTTGACCAAGGCGTATAGGTGCTGCTGTGTTTGCAACTGCGGCTCCTAGAGTTACTGCTCCACCTGAATACTGGTCGGTGTAGTCAGAGAATGCACCGTAGTAACCAAGAGCACCACCAGCACCTGTTGCACCCGTTGCACCGATAGGACCAGCACCACCAACATTGACCCAGTTCATACCATCTGTGCCGATGATGATTGATTGGTCTCCTGCGGTTCCAAGAGTATTCAACATCCATGATGTTCCGCTGTTTACTGTTCCTTGAGACACATACACATAGTCACCGCTTGAGGCTTCTGGACCAGTTGAGTTATCAAAGTCAGTTGAGCGAGTCAAACGCCAATATGTTGAACCATTGCCAAGAGTGGTGATGTCATAAACACCGTTATGAATTTGGTTAAGTTGGTTCTTTACAAGAACACGGTCTCCGACATATAACGGTGAATGGCTATCAATTGCAATAGTTCCGAATGTGGTTGCTTGGAGGTATGCGCCAATGCCTAAACCACCGTTACCGTCAGTAGTTCCATTTGTGTATGCAGGTGAGTTTGGAAGAACAGCGGTTGTAGCAATATGAACAGACTCGTGTGAGTTCAAGTTTCCAACAGGTCCTGATGGTCCAGTGACACCAGTCGCACCTGTCGCCCCAGTTGTACCAGTCACACCAGTAGGTCCTGTCGCCCCAGTGACTCCAGTGGCACCTGTCGCACCCGTAGTCCCTGTTGCACCAGTTATCCCTGTAGGACCAGTCGCCCCTGTTACACCTGTGGGGCCTGTACTTCCAGTTACACCAGTCGCTCCAGTAGGTCCTGCAACACCTTGCGGACCAGTAGCGCCAGTTGCTCCCGTGACCCCAGTTGGTCCTGTAGCCCCAAGTCCACCAACTGCACCCGTTGGTCCTGTTGGACCCGTTGTCCCTGTCGCACCTACAGGACCTGTTGCCCCAGTTGTACCTGTAACTGTTTGCGCTTGAAGCCTCCATGCTCCAACCGTTGTTGAGTAAACCCATGTTTTATCGCCATCGGTAAATGTCTGTCCGTTGGTTGGTGTTGCTGGAAAATCTATAGCAGCCATGTTATTTACTCACTCTCTGTTTCTTCAACCATTGAGGCTTGCCAAGATAGGCTCAGTTCATCCCAGTCATAGCCTATACCGTCTTCTGGCATTGGTGTCGGAGGTTGCCAATCATAATTTTCATCTAAAGACCACGATGGATATGGTTGCGGACTAATAAAAACATCGGAATCCGCATTGTAAGTGTAGCCAATGCCTGCGTACTGTTTGCGAATGTTGCCGTTGTATGAGGTGCGAACACAAGGCTGTTTCCTGAAATTGCCATACCATTGCTCTGGTGGCAAACCTTCAATAAGTTCCGTTTCATCAATACCAACAATCACTTCGGTAACGATGTTGTTGTATAGAAAAGCGTAATGTGCCATCAGAAAGCCCAACTCACATTACCTGTGCCAGCAGTAATTGTTGTTACCTTAAAACCACCTGAAGGTGCAGCAGTTGAACCTGTCAAACCTGCACCGATAGTGATAGTCATAAAATCAGCATATTTCAGAATAACTACACCTGACCCACCTGCACCTCCAGTCTGAGCGGCTTCATTAGCGTTTGTTAGTGACCCACCACCTCCACCACCAGTATTCACTGTGCCAGCCGTGCCAATGCCAGTAGTCCCCTGACGACCACCACCACCTCCACCATTTCCGCCTGCTCCAGCAGTTCCATTTGCAGCGCCTCCACCTCCGCCAGAGCGGAATACAGCGGAACCAGTTACTGAGGATGACACCCCAACTCCACCGCTTCCTCCAGTTGATGTGTTCGCTGTATTTGCCCCCACACCGCCAGCACCACCACCGCCACCACCAGCAGAAGCAGCACCGTTGCTATAGCCAGAATCGTCTCCGCCAGCAAAACCCTGTCCAGTTGTTCCTGCGCCAGGTCCTCTTCCTTGACCGTTCTCTCCTGCACCTCCACCTGAACCACCAGTGCGAGCATTTCCAACATTCCAAGTAGAACCACCACCACCACCAGTTGAAGTTATTGTGCTAAAAACTGAGTTGGAACCATTAGCACCAAGATTAAAACCAGCAACGCCACCAGCACCACCAGCACCGACGGTACATGTGTACAAAGTGCCTGCAACAATATCAAGCGCAGATTCAGCAGACGCACCACCACCAGATGATTCACCAGAAACAGACGACCTGTAGCCGCCTGCACCACCACCGCCACTAGCAATACTCACACTAGCCGAACCACCAGCACCGCCGCCGCCAGCGACAACAAGATACTGAACATCAAACAAAGAAGAAGATGAAGCAACATACCCAAGATTGAAACTAGGCACTCAAATCACCCACAAGAACATAAGTATTTGATGCAGTACAAACCAAAGTCGCAGCCGAATACCTTGCACGAAGTTTCAGTCCAGGAGTGCCATTCAATGTCACACTTGACGCACTAAACGTGACGCTAGTTGCAGCATTGACCCACATAAAATCAATTCGTTCACCAGCAGCCAAACCCAAAGAACTGTTAATAGTTACCGTCACAGCACCAGATGTTGTGTCAATAGTGAGCAACTTCCCCAAATCAGAACTGGTAGGTGTATCGGTTGAAGTTGTAATTGAACGCAAAGTTTGCGAAGTGTTCCAACCACCAGCAGCCCCTGTTGCACCCGTTGGACCGACATTTGCATTACCAAATTCAACCCACTGAGAAGTGTTGCCGTCATTGTAATAGATGTAAGTTCGCCCATCATCGGAATTAAACCAAACCTGATTAGCGGTAGGAGAAACTGGGGCGGTTGCGGAAACTGTATATGCACCAGTAGGACCAGTAAGACCTATAGAACCTTGTGGACCAGTAGCACCCGTTGCGCCAGTAATACCCGTAGGTCCTGTACTTCCTGTGGCACCTGTTGGACCAGTACTTCCTGTTGGTCCCGTTGAGCCTGTAACTCCTGTAGGACCAGTGACGCCAGTTGGTCCTGTTGACCCTGTGACGCCAGTTGGTCCCGTTAGTCCAGTGTTACCAATAGGTCCTGTAGCACCTGTTACGCCAGTCGCACCTGTTGCGCCTGTAATACCAGTGGGACCAGTTGAACCTGTAACACCTGTAACACCTGTAGGACCCGTTGACCCTGTTATTCCTTGAATACCAGTTGCGCCAGTAGGTCCTGTAGCGCCCGTGACACCTGTGGGTCCAACTACACCAGTCGCACCTGTTGCACCAGTAGGTCCTTGCAAACCAGTCGCACCTTGAATACCAGTAGGACCTGTAGAACCAGTGACGCCAGTTGGTCCTGTTGACCCTGTGACGCCAGTTGGTCCCGTTAGTCCAGTAGGACCTGTTACGCCTGTCGCACCAGTAGTGCCAGTCGGACCTACAACACCAGTTGCCCCAATAGGACCAGTAGGTCCAGTGTTACCAGTAAGTCCAGGGGCACCATTATTTACAACGTTGACAACGTTTTTAGGGTCATTAGTTACACTGATAGTACTATCAATACCAGCCGAGTTAACATTGACAACGTCCTTTGACGTTGACTTGACAGTAACTGTTCTGACTTGGCGGGTTACTGAGACGGATTCTGGGTCAATGGTCATGCAGGAGGAGCGGAGATGGAAGGTTCAACAACTAAAGAACCAGAGGCGAGGCAATCCCAATCTCCACTCGTATCTTGAACAAACAAATCAAAACTGTAAGTGCCAGAGGCAATAGTGTTTTGATCTGAAATGTGCAGTTCCAATGTTGCATTTGTATATGGTGCTAGGTAACCACGGCGAACTGCTGGCAATGCAATGACAGTTCCCTCGGAAGGCGTTGTGGCAAACCAACGGAGGTCAAGGACGGTGGCTCCAGCAGTGTCCTTAGCCTGCATATAAGCGTTCTGAACGGCAAGAATGCCACCAGCAGGGTCGTTCCATGTGTAGGTCAGACGGAAGTCCGTGCGTTGCTTGTATCGGATTTCCATGATTTGTGCATCCTCCATAGGGGTAACAAGGTCAAGAGCGGACACAACGATTGTACCCTTTGCAACAGGGCGCTGAATGCCATCAATAGTCGCAATGACGTCGTAGTCCAGTTCACCTAGTGGTAGGTCTTGAGTTTCTTCGGCGCTCAAACAAAGCGATATGCCGTATGCGCTAGTTAAATCAACTGTTATTTCTTTTTTAGCCAATGGGCCTGTTTGGAGGTATGCCCTAGCATCAGTAGGCTTTATCTGTTTACGGGTGCGGCGATCTTTAACAATGATCAATCGCTCCCAAGGTAGCCCACGGGTAATTGAGTAGTTAATGGTGTGAGCAGGTTGCGTCATGTAATAAGTTTACTCTACGGAGTCGTTGTTTTTTATAAAGACACTTTTACTCATGTGACTCCTTAAACACGAAAGACGGGCCGCCCGCAGGCAACCCGTCCTCGTTGAGTCTCGGTAATACATTGTACATGAAAATTAACGATGTACTAGAAAGGTAGTTCTGGTTGTTCGCTACGTGCTTGTTTACTTTTTTTAGGCTTAGGGATACCTTTGGTGCTCGTCATCCATGATGGGACGTTAATTGCGGCATTAGGCGGGAAATCTTTATTAGGATCATGGATCATGTAAGCATTCTGAGCACGAGTCTCAGCGGCAAGGGCACGATGTGCTTGCTTTGGCATTGTTGTCGCATGGCTCTCATAGGCGGCTTCTTCACCATGCCGTGAGAAATCACGACCGATAGCAAGGTGACCAAGAGCGTCATGTACAGCACGGAATTTATCATTCTGTTCATTTGTCCATAAACTATGACCACCTGTTGATTCAGTGGATAAAACACGCAGTCTGCGGTTTTTAGCAATGTCCTCGTGCATCTCTCGTGGGTGCTCGTAGGGGTTTTCATGGGTTACTTCAACAGTAAGACCTGCACCACCTTGTTCTTTAGGGGTAGTCAAATGTGTGTATTGCTCATTAATAATGTTAGTTAGGGCATCATAACTGCGGCGCATTGGGCGAGTTAAAGGTTTTGGAGATGCATATGCAGGGCGTACAGCCAGTGCAGATGTGTAGTGTGACTCCCCTGCACGGATGTTGGCAAATTGGTCTGGGTTGTGGGTGCGACCTATACGGGAAGCAAAATGACTAGCAACATCAGACAATTCTTGTACGGGCGTACCATACCGCAAAGTGTCCCCACCTGGACCATAGTCCAATGGCAATTGTTCTTGTTGGGGTTTCTTTTTTGCCATGATCTATTTTAATCCAAGTTCTACTTCAGTACTTGAAGTTTTACTTCCCATGCACCTACTCCTACAGACCGAATGTTTAATAAAACAGACGATTTGTAGCCATGAGCCTTGGCGAGACGCATTGCTTGATCAATGGCATCCTGCATTCCAGGGGTATGAATCGGGTAAGTAACAATCACATGTATAGTTTACATCAATGAAACTCTTAAATGCAGGGTGCGGCACCCATTATGCCGCTGGTTGGGTAAATACTGACGTTTGGCAAAATGAGGAGACACGCCCCGACGTGCTTCTTAAGCCAGGTGAACCATACCCGTTTGAAGAAAACACCTTTGACGCTGTACTGATGAGTCATGTTTTAGAACATATTGCGTGGGCAGAGGTTCCTGCATTCCTTAAAGATATGTCTCGTGTGGCTAAACCAGGCGCTCCAATGCTCATTGTTTGTCCTGATGCTTACAAGTCCATCAAGTTGTGGCATGAAGGAAAAATACCATGGTGGTTAGTTGAGGCGGTGTTGGAGCACCAACATATGAAGCCAGACGATATCGGAGATAACCCATGGTGGGATAACGCACCACATCATTGGAATGCTCATGAGAAGCGTGTAGAGACGTTACTTAGAGACTTAAAGTTTGTAGATATAGAAAATGTTATCCATGAGATACCTAAAAACAACTCATGGAAAGATAAGTACGTTCCAGATTTGATTTGGCACACGATTGGTATTGACGATTGGCAACTAGCCTTTAGGTTTAAAAATAAAGATTAGTTTAAAAACAACTAACTTACAGACGGTCAGACTTTATGACGCCTCTTGAAGTCCGTGTGGGTACCAAGGTATGCGTAAGTGTCTTGATGTGGGTCTTCTGCGGGAGGGTGCGGAACATAGTCATAAGATTCCACAGAGCGCATAACCAAACGGTGAAATGAACGAATAGCGAATATGATAATGGCGGCAATGATAAATGTAGTCATAAGGGGTTTAAGTATAACCGATTTGGTCATGATTCATCCTCCGTTGGAATAAAATCCACGACCGACCAGATTGACTGCTGGGGAGAAGTAGACGGGGCGTAACTGCTCACCGCAGTCTGGACAATTGATTACTTGTTGTTCGTCATAGATACTACGGGTTTCTTCATGACGGTGGTCATTACCGCATTTATAAGCATATGTTGGCATAACAAAAGTCTAGTCGTATTGAACAGGGATTTCTGCGTTGGGGTTGATGTCATTGGCAACCGCAATGCGGTGGTGACCATCTTCAATGACAGGGCCTTTATAGTCGGCTCCAGGAAAGTAGTCGTAAGTACGACCACGAACACGGAAAGGGTGTTGACCTATTGTGATTGGGTCTTGTACACCTTCACTCTTAATTTCGTTGTATAAACCTTCAGTTTTTGCTTCTTGTACTTTACGAGAAGTTACTTGAGGAAGATCTTTGTATTTTTGTGGCTTATCCGTTTCTGGCTGATCTAGTGGGATCATATCCATCAACTTATGTGCAGGAATGAACATAGCCAGTTGGGCTTCGTTAAGGACGTGCTTCCTTTTAGTCATTGTGCGCCTCCCTGATCTTGGTGTTCCCTAACAACACGCCAACCATGACGAGATGCGTAATTTCTTGCAGTGGGATGGCGTTCACTAGATGTTGGACCGTAGAGATCCTGACCACCTCGCATAGGTTTTACTTCCCATATTCTTACAGGACTTTCTAAATGTTTATTTTCACTGTTTATTGATGCTTCTGCATGTGCCGCATCAGGATTATCAGTTGCCCATGTTTCGTGATAGCGATTTCGTGTTGGAGGTGCAGGTACAATAAACGAACCAACTGCCATATCTGGAGATTTTGAACCATGGTAAAAGGTTGATGGAAATTGGTCTGGACTTAAAGCCATTACTTTTTAGGCCATTCAGTAGGAACCGATGCTGGGTCAATCAACCATTCAGCCTCTGGGCGACGCTTTTCTCCCACAGTTCTAGGCATACCGCCTAACTCAGCCAAGGGTACGCCACGTACTAAACCTGGAGCGGCTTTAAAGATAGAGCCACGAGAACCACCACGAGGTGCGGCAAAAGAACGAGCAACGTTCACATCAGAAGAAAAGGACAGAGCCTTGTCTTTAGACTCACCAACATCTAGTGAAGGTGCCCGCCGTGCTCCACGATACAGAGTGGATTCGTTTTCACGACTAGCACCACGCACAGCCTGTGTGAGGTCACGCAACCCAGCGGCAACACGATGAGGGTTTCCAACTAGATGTTCCCCACGTTCTCTTTGAAACTGGTGGATAGTTGCGCTGACGTCTGTTGGTTGTGTTAGTTCAGCGTGAGATTCAGCAAAAGGTCGCATACCTTTTCCGATACGAGATCCAGACCATGCATCGTCATATTCTTCTGGAGTTAATAGAGTGTCATTGATTTTGGCAACTTTGCCAGATAGTGCGTCTTCAACACTCATTCCATGCATTCTTTTAAAATGCTCGCCAAATAGATAGTTATTAAGTGGCGCTGACATTGATTGTCTAGTTTAGTATTCTGATCCTGGGTTCATGACCATATGTGCGATGTCACGGTAACCAGAACAGCGTGGGCAACCACAGTCACCTGCTACTGCACCAAGGAAAGCCGCCTGACGCATAGGGCGAGTTGTAGGGTTTGGTTGGTCAGATGCACCAATACGGTCGGCAGAAATACTAGTCGGAGCAGACGGTGGGGAACTTGGATCAGGGTTGTTCTTATTTACGTTGCGTTTTGCCATGTACTGATTGTACAACTAAACAAAATTACCCGCTCACCCCCAAAGTATCACTGATGTATACGAGTTGTCAAGACCTTTTAGTGGTTTATTTGTGGTTAGTACTAAATTTAGTACCAAATTTAGTGCGATCTCTGTTTACCCAATTTAGCGAAAAATTACATATGTATATTTCGTACACATGTTGGTTGGCAGTTAAACTAAGTTTCTAGTTGATGTTGGCAGTGCCTGTGAAGTTCACGCCTTCTAGGTTGAAATTGACAAAAGGGTTCAGCGAGTACACGGTGCAGCCAAACCTCTCTGCTAACCATCGCTTCATAACAATTAATTGCTTGTTGTACAGTTCCCAAGGGTTGTCACCTTCAACATAAGCGCCGAAACGGTCTCTACCGTTCAACTTGCCACAGTCCGCACCAACTAGCACGATGTGCTTGGCTCCCATGTAAGCGGCTAGGTGCATAGAGCCGTGGATACTGGATGCGCCGATTATCAGACCATCTACTGGGTCGTCTTTACCGAAAGGGTCAAAACTCTCTCCAGGCTGTCCTGTGTGTGTTTCAAACAGCACAACGTTGTCGGGTACGTCTCCGACCCACTCTTCAGCGTTACCGTGTTGTTTCTTAGGCGCAAACACGTAGTTTGAACATTCTGACATCTCCAACGAATCGCCGTGATAATGCGAAAACGTGTAGTAGTTCAATAGATTGAACGTTTTGCCGACAAAGTTTACTCCGACGCATACCTTGTCATCAAAGAAGGATGGTGTTAAGAAATCTAATGAGCCACCAGAACCTAGGACCCAGATGGTTTTACCTTTATAGAGGTCTTTGAAGGCTTCTAAAGGGAGCATGAGTAGAGATTAACCTACTTAAGACGCTTTAAGTTGTTTCTTGCTTTGGCTCTTCCCTTTTGACCAAGACCTGGAGCAGGTGCTTTCTTCTTTGGGCTTCCCTGGTCAAAGAATACTTCGTCTTCACCTGGATGACCTACACCGATAATGTGTTCACGGGGAACTAGGTAAATGTGTAGTTTGTTGTCTTGCCCGTAGTGATGTATCCCAAGTTCACTATCTGGGTTACTTCCCGTCCAACTAGGGTTTATAGATCCACTTTTTACTTTAGCGCCCTTAGGGACACTGCCTCTGTGGGTTACCTGCACCTGATCGGGGAGGTTGACTTCATCCCTTAAATGTTGTTGCATGTTTTGATATGGCTCACTACGCCTATCTCTTACTTCTCGTAGATACGTTTTAGGCCATTTAGTGGTTCCATGTGACCACTGCTCCATGTCAGCCTCTGCATCAGTACCTTGCAGGTATGGAGCATGACCCTTTTCGTAACTTTCATCAAACTGATCCCAGTTAATACCTTCGTGCGCCGCCATTACTTGTCCTCCATTCCTGGGAGTTGAGGCTGGGTAAATTGAGTACTCAACGGCTTAGGGGTGCTCTTACCAATACCACGGAGTGCTTTGTAGTGTTGCTTTGCGGATTTCATGGTCTCGTCAGGGATTCGTGTAGTACTAGATGTACTAAACGGTGTAGCAGAAGCAACCATATCGCTATTATTAAAGTCGTAAGAGTTTGTAACGTCTAGATCTGGGTTATCTTCACTGCGCTTTACAGGAAGTCCTAGTTTTTCGGCATGTTCAGTCATGCGTGAACTATGTTCTGACAGGTCTTCAGATGCTGTGAGTTCACCATACTTCTGATGAAAGTACGCTCCCATAACAGGGATATGGGCTTTCATGGATGTATGAGCAAAAGCCCCACGTATTTCTGTGGTTGCAGGTTGAGGTGTAAAGAATTGGGATGTTCCTCTTTTAATATCTCTGATGTTTTGTGCATAATTTATCCCAGCGTAACGGCGGTAATGCTTTGCAAATTCTTGTGCTGTGGGATCAGTAGAATTATCACGATATTCGTTAAGTTGGCGGGCGGCGGATACTGCCATATGGTAAGAGTCACCTAGTTCCCTTGTGACTTCTCCCCTGTCATAGCCTGTTTCGTCATAGACTTGTTGATGTGCTCGGCTTCGGGTGAGGTCGGTGTTGTCTTCTAGTTGCTTGAAATTCGCATGCTCACGGGCTTTTGAATGTCTAACAGTCATTTGTGCACGTGGGTACATACCTCTAGCGTTAGGACGGTCACTAATTGCGTGAACTTCCTCATAACGTTCGTTTCCGTCATAAGGATTTTTGTCAGAATAGTACTTAGCCATCGTTATTCTCCGAACTGCTCCGACATATGTGCCCTTCTTTCGCCAGAAACGTTCCCTAAACCAGAAAATCCTGCTTTTCTAGCGTCTTTGGTCTTCACTTTCGGTAGTTCAATCTCTCCCGAAGCAATACCAGACAGGTAATCGGTCTGTGCCTCTTGGATATAGTCGCCCCATTCAGCCTGATTAGGGCGAATACGACCCATATTACGGGGACCCATTGAGATGTCTCCGTATTCTTCCTGCTCTACGTCGTCTGTATATCTACCCATAGGCTTACGAGGCTCTGAGTCGCCTCTTAACGAGGTGTAGTTAGTTACACGCTCTTTAGCACGAGGCGGAAGTGGTCTGCGAGGATCTTGCATAGGTCAATTATAGACGGTTGTCACCGAAAAATTATGCAGAGGTTACTTCATACTCCTACGTATTTGACCCATTTTGTAGTCAGCAATCCCTGACTGGATGGTGCTCCAGTTCTTTTTAGCAGACGCAATGTGTTCTGGGGAGGCATCAGGCCACTCGTTCCATGAGTCACCGTTCTCTGGAGTCACAATAGACCATGCATCATCTCCAGGACCGTTCACTGCCTCACGTGGGGCTTTAGCGATACGGAATGCTTTACCGTAATGTTGGTCCCAGTTAATGGCTTCATGCGCCGCCATTACTTCTTCCGTTCCTGTTTTTGCTTATTCTTCTCTAGCAGGTACTCAGGGTCACGCTTGGTGAATCCAGCGGCCTTGTGGATCTCTTGTCGGGCGACAGGCTCACCGTCTATCCACACATAGTCATTGAACTGCTGTCCGTCTAAACGTGGCATTAGTCCATACCCTCTTCTGGTTGATATGAAGTCCTGTCATAGTACTTGTCTTCAAACTTTGAAGCAATGTGTGTGGATGTTGGGTTGATTGTCAAACCCCAGTCAATGTGTGATTTTGGGTATCGGTTGTACATGTGCTCCATGAGTCGCTGGGCATGTCCTTGTCCCTCAACATTGCTCTTTAGGTAATCTATGTCTATTCTTGACGATGGTTCAGAATGTGGGTCGTTGTAGTGCTCAAAAGACACACGAGCAAGGTCTGTACCTTCTTTTGGGTCTTGAAGCGTTAGAGAATGCCAGCCCCTGTTAGCGGCTACACCTTCACCTAGTTTCTGATGGACTACCTTGAATTGGTCACCAATGTGGTCTCTTGCCGCCATTAGTAGTCCAGTAGCGGCTTTTTGCCCGCTTCACGCTCAGGGTGGTACTGCCTGAACTCTGCATGTGCACTCTGTAGGTTACCGTGCTGTGTTTCAAACACTGGTTCCCATGCATCCACATCTCGGAGGTCATGCACGTTCCACAAGTTAGTAGGTGGGGTGCCTTGCTGGAAGTGGTAGTTGTCGGTGGTCTCCCAGTTACCTGTACCGTGACGGTACATTTTATGGTTTCCTACCTTACGGAACTGCTGTCCGTCTAGGCGAGGCATTAGGGTGTGTCCCATCGTCGTTGGTCAGGGTGAACCCAAGCGTCAGGATTCGTACCCCAACCATGATGCTTAACTACTTTAAATCCTTTTTTGCTGTGAACAGCATGTGATGTGCCTCTTTCAGCAAATTCTTTAGGACTGGCGTTGGCTCCATTGTTACCAGGGTACTCAGTGTGCTCTGTCGGGTCTACTGGCTCTACTTCATACACTGGGGCAAACAACTGTCCTTGTTCTTGAGCCTTTTGTCCAGCATAGGATTTAGCAGACAAATCATTATTGGTAGCATACGCATAAGAACCAAACATTTCGTGATGCCATTCGCTTTTTGGTACAGGATTTACAGTGTCGCCTGGAGTAAACATATGGGCAGAGCCATGAAACAACTTCGGGCTGAGGTGTTCTTGGGCTGACATCTATTGACCCATCTTCTTTTTCCAGTTTGCACCTTCATCAGATGAAGTCGGACCAATGTCAATTGGACCATAGTGGGACTCGGCGGCGTTGAACATTGCGGTGGCTACACCTCTGTTTTGATACCGTTTGTTCGTGGCGATACCGAACACCATGTGTGGACGCTCTCCACCTTCTTGGAAGTTCAACATGACGCCTAAGCGACCAGTCGTGGTCTTACCACTGCGTGCCTCCACGTCCCCAAACGGGGTCGTACGGATCGTGTGCTCCTTGCCACGCTTGTCTATGAACTGGTGGCTGAGGCTCTCATGTGCTGACATCTACTAAGAATACCTTACTGGTACTTCCATGTCTGGGTTGATGTCATTAGCCGCTACGACTCGGTGATTTCCATTGTTAATCTGAGTTACGGTTTCTCCGACTGGTTGAGACCACTGTCTTTTGAATACTCGCAATTCAACTGGGGACTTTACACCCTCTTTTTTAATACTGTCGTAAAGACTGTCTTTGCCTTTTTTCTTTGAATCCCATGTGTCATGAGCAGACCCACTTTTAGATTCTGACAGCATTTTATGGTAAACACCAGGAGACTCAGACAGAGGTAGGTAATCCTCGTTAGAGCCTTCGGTATGCCCTGCGGTGTAGGTCATTAGTTCTTTGGCAGGTACGAACATACGCAACTGTTCGTGGTTGAGGTGTTCGTTAGCCGCCATTTATCTAGTATAGATGTTAATTAAACCATGAGGAATACTGTTTCCTCATATCATGTCTAGTTTTAAAGCCTTTTTCAATCAGTAACTTCTTTGCCGCTGGTTTGTTAGGGTCCATCAAATGCATTTTCACAACTTGATCTGCTGACCACCTGCCATTATGTAGTGCTTCTATGGGATGTATAGGAGCCTCCCCAGCATCCTCGCTTGGAGAAGTTGCGAGTTCAATAGCCCAATGCCGTGCATATGACTCTCTAAGCCGTGGGTAAGGGTATTCCACCGAAAATTGGTCAGGATTGAGAGCCATTTATCTAGTATAGAGGTTATTTATTCTTTGCTTTAATAACGTAAGCCTCA